AGTTAGTAGCATCTTCTTGGTCTGACCACCGCACCAGCATATCGTCTTGGTCTGAGCCAAGGTATGGGTTACATCCAAAAGCAAAGCAGAATCTACTAATGTCGGATACGACGATACCGTTCTGTACGGTGGGTACCCCCGACGCGCCGGTTTCGGCGGACAGTAGGGTAGCTCTAGTAGTCAGTGTATCACTAGCGTCCCACAGGTATATGGCGCCTCCTACGGGGCCAAAGATGAGGTCTTCACCGAAATTAGCCTGACTCCACAAACGTATCTGAGATATAGCAGACGAGCCGCCAGTGCCCCAAACACCCTGTCCCCAAGTACCACCACCCCATCCAGAGGTAGGTACGTCAATATCAGAGCCAGTGTTGAGCTGATACGCGGCAGTCATGGTGGTGCCTCCTCCGCTACCGTCACTAGTAGCATTAGAAGCAATTACAATGGTAAAGGACTGTCCATTAGCGGCTACAGAAGTTATCTGGTGCTCTTTATTTAGTTCTCCTACCGCGATACCCCGCACATGAGTAGCTCCTCCCGATGCCCCCACATTACCCAAGGTTACGAAATCATTTAGTTTATATCCGCCGGTAGTGTCGTTTACAGTGACTGTATTTGAACCCGATACAAAATCTAGCGCGTTAGCGGCAAGAGTAGCCTGCGCCTTGCGTAACGGAGTGATGTCGTTATATACAGCACCACTTTCCAGATAGAACTTCAAGTGCGTGCCCACACCGAATATGTCCAGCCCAGCTAGAGTGCCCCAGTTATGCAGAGAGCGGCACACGCCTTGGAACGTGTTGCTGGATATAGCCTGCCAGCCGCCAATCTTTTCGGGGTTGCCCTGTCGGAATCGTACTTTATCGGATTCCCACCAGCCACCTTCACTGGTGTACCGAGTGTTCTCTCGGTTTACTCCGGGCTTTATCACTACCTTCTGTATAGTCATGTGTAATCTCTACTGTAATGGGTTAGAGACGTAATCAAGCCCTTCCCACAAATCGTCTATTTCGCGCTCTACCTTCTTCATGCGGTCATCTACCCCCGCAACGCTTTCGGCTATCAGTTTCGCTTCTGTAACAGAACTGCGGATAGTCTCTATTTCTTTTGCTAAATCCGCCACTTCCTGCTGTAGAGTTAGCAGCCTAGTTTGCTGCTCCATTATAGTCGTTATATTAGTTCCCAGCTCGGCTAATTTAGCCTTTAACTGAGACACGTCATTGTCAGTCAACTGTTGTTTAATCAGGCTAATATCTTCTTTTATAGGCTTTACGTCAGGTATAGACCTAACTTCAACCGCTTCCAACCTGCTATACAGCGAGCTAGCAGTCCAGACGCCACCACCTATAGTAGAGCCAATACCCAAAACTATAGCTATCCACACGCCTTTAAATGACGTATTTCCGATTTTCAGCTCTGTATCTTCGAGACTCACTAGCAGATCTCGTTGATGTAACAGTTGTAGCTATCTGACGTAGGGCCACTCAAGTAGTACTCCGTCTGCTGCCCGTAGGCCAACGCATCTTGTGCCGACACGTACAGGTCTAAGCCCAAGCCATCAGTGCCGTTTACGAACACTGCGTTAGCACTACCGGTGCTGTACGTCATCTTCACCCACTGCATATTGGCATCGTAGGTGAGGGTAGCGCTGTCCGTTGTAGTGTCGCTGCTAGCTAGTCCTTGCTCGAGGAACTCTACCGCATCTTTGTTAGCGGCTACACCAAGATACGCGCCTGCGTTGTTAGCGTGAGTCTCAATATCATCAATAGACTGGTTGTACGTTTCTACAGTGGACTGGTCTACTTTTAGTATCTCTTCGTTACTCGTCACAAACGACTGCACATCGGCCTGCTCGTTTGGGGTCTCAGCTTGTTGTACGCGGTCAGCTACTTCTATAACTGTGGACAGCTCTACTACCGCACCGCTAAACGTGTCGACGGCTTCATTCATGGCGTCTATCTCGCCTTGCGCTTGAGTCTCCAAAAACGTCTGCGTATCGCCGTAAGGCTGGTAGTTTTGCATGGCTGCTACAGCGCTGTTGTATGCCATCATTTGCTCTGGTGAGATATGCGCTGACTCGGATAGGGTTCCGTCACTGATCAGCCCCTGATTGGCATACTCCATCCCGGCCCCTACCAAGGCCACACCTTTATCAATTTGGTCTACTAGCTGGTTAGCAGTGTTCAGTAGGTCGTCTATCTCACTTGAGTGAGCTACGGAACTTATCGCTAACAGACTCGCTATCTTCAGTGTCTTCTTCATCATTCTCTATCCCAATTCCAAGCATTGAATTATACCAATCCTTGGTTTTGTTTGAGTAGTCCGGTATGTACAGCTCAGGCTGAATTTTCATTATCAGGTAGCTTCGTTTACCAGCTACAAGTTTACTATTATGTAGTACGGGGCATGGAGTGCCAGATACAAACATAGCACGCCACACCTTCATATCTTCGCACATTCGAGCGATTGCCGCCACTTTCATACCCTGTTCTGAGAGTACTTTGGCGTCCCTACGTCTATTACAGTGCATATCGTCTTTGTAACGGCCTGTAGTAATACCCACTATCCCTGTCTGTATAGCCCCTCCAGCTCCTCTTAGACATGTTTCTATGCCGTTTGAGATATAACTAGGTGCTATAGCGCTAGTTACGGGTATCTCGCTGCTCGACCCCGCACCGTTGTATGTATTGCTTGTAGAATTATCTTCGGTGACATTGTTGCTATCCACCGTAGAATCCACGGTGTTCGTATTCAGACTACCGTCTTGCTGGTTAGTGCTGTCCGCCGTAACCCCCAAGGTTACAATCACTAGTACTAGTGCGGCACCTCTTAATAACACCACATCACTTCTTTGCTGCACCGGATGTCAACGTGTACAAATCCTTTAGCGATGCCTATACCACCGAACCCTAACTCTAGAGCTTTCTCTACTATTAGGCGACGCTGTTGGCCTCCAGATACAGCAATATCAGCGGCAATCCCCTGTGCGTGGGTGCCCGGCGTTGCCTTACGTTTCTCGATACTGTGGCGAGGGCTTCTGTACCCAGATGTAACTATGAAAGGAAACCCGCAGGCTTCTCGTAGATCATCTAGTTGGTCGATGAAGTCAGGCTCCATCTCATTCTCGCCCGTCTCTTGGCAGTTAAAATCTTCTATCTTAAAATACTTGTATCGGCTCATTTGCGCATCCCCATAATCTTGCTTACACCCCTTATACCAAAGGAGCTTGAGATAGCGATAAATAGCAGGTATTGATACCATTCGGGTAATCCTGACAAGGCTTCAAAGCCTAAGTGGACTCGATCAATAATAGTGGTGTCGTCAGCAATGATCGCGTATCCGACCATGAACACGGGGATTGCTAGGACGATTGTCCAGAACTCGTCTTTCCAGCTCGACGCCGAAGCATCAGCCATCTTAGATTCCCAGTCTGCATCGTTTTGGATGGTCGCCATCTTGGCTTGATGCTTGGCCTGCTTCTCTTCGGCTTTATTTTTAAAGTACCCCCCAACGAGGTTCGACACAGGGCCGATTAAACTAGTCAGATTTAACACGGTTAGTAAGCTCCCTTACAGTGTCTGATTCCCAGATACGAATCCCGAACCAAACAATACTGAAAATACCAGCTACGGGCGGTACCCACGCGGCGAAAGCCATTACAGCCGTAGAGCCTGCCGCTATATCTAAAGCGTCTTTAGTTTCTTCTACCATTTTAGGTTTTCCTTTAGACATACCCATGCCTGTTAATTAGTTTATTTTGCGACCCATCCAGTGTTACCTGAACCAGACTCTTTTACCCACAAAGATTCATCAGCCCCACCGGCTGAGTTCATATACAGAGACCCCGGAACCGCCGTTACAGTGGAGTTAGGATCACCAGAACCAGAGTAAATAGATGGAGTACCTACTTTAATCGCTTTACCTGCGGGCAGATCAACACCTGTAGCACTAGTGGATATACACAGAGTGCCAGATCCGTACTTGAGGTCGATAGCGCCGTCTACGTCCATTACGAAGTTTGCCGCCCCAAAGGGAGTTCCCATTTGAATGTCAATCCCTCGAATAAATAGACTTCCCGTACCAACCTCATCTATGTAAGAGTTACTACCGTTATTATAGATTTTCAGGGCATTACCAGCACCAAAATAAGCGATAGAACTACTACTAAAAGTAACGTCGTCGCCAGCGGATACCACGATGTCTTTGCCCGAGGTGCTGTTACCCGCGTCAAGTACGTTTTCTAGTGTGGCGGATGGAATTACTACGTTAGTGCCATCACATACTAGTACTGCGGTGCTACCGTTGGGTACACTGATACCAGTTCCCGATGGTGTTTTTAACGTAGCTGCTTGCCCACAAGAATTTTGTACAACGTAGATCTTAGAGTTTGCAGGGCAAATTACTGTAGCCGCAGCGGAGGGGTTGCCAGCTCCATCATCATCTAAAGTAAGGATAGCCGCCCTAGACTCCGAAGTAGCGCCCTCAACCACGGTTAGTGTATGAGAATTAGTTGTCCAAGAGTTAATTACTTTCCGGCCCGCAATGGCTTCTTCCACCATATTGGTAACTTTGTTATTTACTTCGTCGCCCCAAGTGCCGTCTAGCTCCCCTTGTTGAGGGAGTCCGAGCTTCAGGATTGTAGAATATTGTGTAGCCATCTTATTATCTCGTTAGGTTAGTCGCACTATAGCATTGTTTATGTCAGCAGTGGGGAATTTAACAGTAAATGTGCCATTAGAAACTGTTTTAGGGCCACCGAAGTCTAATACTACAACAGCCCATTTAGCGCCAAGTCCAGACCATATGATAGCTCCACTTGCGGTAAAGCTAGCGCTAGTCCATGAGGCGTCCGCAAAGTCCGCCATAACGGTACCTGTAGTAGCATCCTGAGTCGTGGTTAGTGCTATGCTCTTACTTGTGTAACCTCCCGTAGCGGCAAGCTCTCCTACACCACTATTAAGGCTGCCTGTGGTTGGGCCTACATCTACACTTCCGTCTATCAACGCTATATTCCAGCCACTAGAACTAGTCCAGTCAGGCGCGTTTGCATACCCATCTGGATTACCCAGTAGGAATTGTCTAGCGACATTTGTAATACATTGTTCTATAGCCATTTACGCCACCGGTACCCTTATCTGCCCATTACGGTAGGCATCTCGTTTAATTTTACCTTCTTGCTGCATCTTAAACTCTGCCAGACTCTGCTGGAACAAGTTGTCATAATTAGCAATGATGTCTTGCTCCGCTTTCATAAATCTTGCGGCTTCCACCAAAGCACCGTTAAGCAGCACGTTAGGAAACTTGCCTGATAGTTGAGTTTCACTGGTAGCGTCATCAAGCTGATTGTTGGTAATACTTAATGGTTGCTCTGCGTAGTACACTATTAAGTTTATGGTGATGCTGTTATATACCGGCCCTACTATGGCCACGGTGCCATCGTTTGATATTGCGTAGTGTAATGGTACATCACTTATCTCGCTGTCACCCCCAACAAATGGGTACGCTTCTCTGATAAACGACTCGTCTTTCTGTAAAAGAGGTGTCTCTTTGCTATCAGGAGTAGATGTGTTTATACCGTATATATAAAGGTAGTCCGTAGGCAATACAATAGAGTCAGAGCCTGCACTTAAAACTTTGGTTTCTTTCTTCCGCAGGGCCGGGGCATCTACAGTTGCGTATATCTTATTTTCTGCTTGTGTAATAAACAGGTCTAGCTGGGCAGTTGTGAATGTCTGCTCAGTAATATCCTGTATATTTGCTATTAGTTCATTGTAGGTCATGTAATCTCTACCGTAACTGTTCCAACTTCTAATTTAAGTACTAGGACGTTATCGCCCACACCAAACCGGTCTAAGTTAAACCCTACAGGGTTAAAGCCAGTCTGACGGAGTTTTCTACTAGCGGTCAGGCCATTGTCGGGTCTTGGGTCGCGTAGTGCCTGTGGGTCGTGTACCGGATACTCCCCAATAAAATTCTGCGGGTGGTCTGCGTCCCAATACTCTGGGCATGCTTTCAGTCCCGTCTTAACGCCTTTACGATACACATCCTTCAACTCACTGAGCTTTGTTCTCTTCCCAGATATGTCACAGTATCCAAAGGCTTTCTTGCCAACCGCGAACTTAGTCCCCATTACGGATACCCTATACGAGGCGTAAATCTAACCGACGCTTTTTCTCTATCCTCTGATGCGGCTAGATTAAACTGTTCGTCATATGCGTCTTTCAACATGGGCACCCTGTCCGCTAACTCAGGCACCTTCATAGCAATATAATACGCCAGTCCTGACACAAGACAAGGGAAGAAGCGGAAGTTCATATCCGCAGTCTGTGCGCCCTCACCAGCATCTTGGATTCTGCGTGTGCGGTAGTAGTTTATCTGGTAGTCTGCGGTGTCTGGTACAGGCCATACTGTAGCCACGGGCTTGGATGCGCCGCGATTAATCATAATCTGTAGCGGTCTACCTTGTGACAACTTGTTGGGGATTGCCGCATAAGTACTCACACTGATACGTGTTAGGCTGAGATCACTCTGAGTGCTCGCGTTACCCGCATTAGTTCGTAGCTGATGTTCTAGTAAGTCAATGGTATCGGCGGGCAGATCCACTGTCGCTGTGCCGCTGGTTAGAGATACTGTGCCCTCTTCGATAGTCCACATGTTGATACCACGGTTTTGCCACTCGATAGTAAGTAGGTTCATGGAGCGACGAGCAGTGCGAAGATCGTAACCAGAGCGCATCTCGCGTCCAGCTCTTTCCCACGCCTCTTCAGCGATCTCTGTGAACGGCATGTCAAATGCTGTAGTACCCGATGTAGCCATTATTTCTTTCTCCGCTTGGCAGGAGACACTCTACGTGGCTTGCCTGCTGGTTGTCCTAGCCGATTCTTCTCTGCTATCTTTTTCTTCTTCTCCGCACTCGACATCTCGCCGGAGGTCTTTGGTGTTTTGGAAGATACACGCTTAGAAGGGCGGCAGTAAGGGGTGCCCCTACCATCGCCTTTCTTTCTGCCACAAGCCTTACCGGTCTTTACGTCTTTCCAATCTTCTTTGAACCAGCGCTTCAACGCCGCCCCTTTTTCGGTTTTACGTACGCCGCCGCCAGACTTGTAGTATCTACGCATTACTTCTTACCAGCCTTTTTCTTTCGGCATTTAGCAATAGCTCCCGACGCATATGCAGACGGGAACACCTTATACTGAGCCTTTACCTTATGGTAGCACGCATCCTTTACCGAGCCACCCTTCTTATAGTATCTGCGCATTATCTCACCTTACATTTCTTAGTCCGCTTTGCTACCCCGTTGCCGCGCACCTTGGTCTTTCTTTTCATCTTAGACTGAGGGTCGACCTGCTTAGGTATCTGCGAACGAGATATAGTCATTAGCGCATCTTACACTTGCGAACGCCCTGCTTGGCAATACCTGCCCCACGAACTTTGCCACCTTTGGCGTAGCCCTTGGTCTTCATCATGCCGCCAGCTTTAGCTCGTGTCTCACCCTTTTTGAGCTTTCGCTTTGGCTTTGGATCTTGCCTTTGCATAGCGCCCATAAACGGCTTTTCCTTTTTACCGTCCTTTTTCTTGGCTTCCGCTTCATTGAAGCTACGAGAAATTTTATTGCCATCCTTATCTCTTCCTTTCATAGCTCCGCCTTCGGCTTCCTTCTGCTTCTTCAGGTTTTTGATAGCGGCAGCAGCCTGCTCGTCGTCGAGAGGCATGTTACCCATACCCTTCATTGGCTTAACTTCACCACCTTCGGCCATCTTGCCTTTACCATCGGCGGCGTAGAACGGTACTTTCTTGCCGTCCTTCTCTACCATCTTCAGAGCGCCGCCTTTAGCGTAGCCCTTAGTTTTCATAGCGCCACCTTTCTTGTAGCCCTTAGTCTTCATAGTCTTCATCTTCGTCTGTCTCCGCGTATAAATTGTCGAACGTCTGTTCGGGGTTCATATAACTAACATCACATTCCGCACTCATAGTCCATTGGCTAGGTCTAAAGTCAGGAGCACCTTCGCCGCATTCCCACAGTGCTGGGTTTGTAACTCGAACCCGATTATTAGGTAGAGCTACGATATTTCCAGTCCACTCTCCTGCATCAATGAGTTCTATAACATGGCTTTGCTTATGCTGGGCAGGATCATCAGAGATATGACTGTCTGTGTAATCCACCGTAAACATATACCTGCCGGTATAAAACTCTCCGTTAATCTTACACATCCACGGGCTGGAGCTTGCCCTATCGTAGACATGAACGTGATGATTCCTTGAGCTACAGTCCCAAGGCTGTGCTAACCTCGGTTCCATCTGGTCGGGCCATTCATCTAGCGGGGTATCCGCTACCAGAGCTTCAATCGGCAACCTTGCCCACATCGCTCCGCCATGTACGTTTGGCTCGTTCTCGTCATCGTACGTTTCCGCACCTGTGAAGACCACCTGAAAACTTAGTGATCTGTCCGGTATGGACGTTACTGCTATTGCCAATGCATGGATGTACTCTCCGTGATACTTCTCATGATTGTGCGTGTATTCCTTTCTCACCCAACACTTAAAATGCGGGATGTTTGATTGTAAATAAGCCATAGTGTCACCTCTCTAACTTTGGTTTTTAACACCTCCAGCGCTTGCGGGCTTGACGCAACCTAGAGTTTGGATCTTTTGCTGCTTTCGGGAACTTTTTCATTTGCCCAGCGGATCGTGCGCAATAGGACTTACGTCGAGATGCGCGTTTACCTGTAGGCTTCTTCTCCGTTACAGCGGTTTGTAACTTACTACCGGGGTTGTTTTTTCGGTACTTTGCCACACCTTTTGCGGTCATACCGGCACCAGATTTAGTGGGGCGCTTGTCCCCACTTTTCTGGCTCATCCCTTTCATGCCAGTGCCTTTCTTGACTTTGCCGCCTTCTCTATATTTATAGCAGACGCCGTGGTCGTTACGCATAGAACACCGTCACTTGAGTGATGTTGGTTAATGTAAAGTGCGGATCTGCTTCAGAACGTACACCGTCCGAAGGGATGTTCACTGAGTATGTAACTCCAGTACTAAACTTTAAATCCAGTATAGTAGTACCCCCGGAGCCGCCATCCTTGACGACTATTTGGGGACTACCCGACCCAGCCGTCAAAAGTTGTATTTGACGAATCCGAGCCGGGCCAACACTCAGGGCACCAGTAGCAGTAAGCGTTTTAGCTTTTACATCAGAACTTGAACCCATGATATTCTCCTATTATGCGTCAGCGAATGGAGTAACCAGAGTACCAGAACCAAGGATAATACCAGACACAGAGTACTTAGCAGTGTCCATAGCGGTAACAGTGACCACAGAACCTACTAGGCCACCTTTGGTAGTGCCATTCATAGTAATAACATCGTTAGACGCGCCAGAGATGAAGGTCTTACCAGTAGCGTTGTTTACGCCAGTGTAGAGACCACCAACGAACTTGTCAGTACCGTCAGTCAGAATGTCCATGTCAGTAGCAGCAGTTTCTACATAGAAAGTAAAAGTAGAGCCGATGTTGTCGGAAGTAATGGTAGGCAGAGTGAACTTGCCGTCTGCATCATTTGTAGTCAACACACGACCAGCGTGGGATTCTACAGTCAGGGTGGTGTCGGCGGTAAGGTCTGCTGCACCTTGGTTGATGACCCCGTTGTTAGATTTAACTGGGCCTGAAAATGTAGTTAAAGCCATAATATCGTTCTCACATGTGAGTTAAAGCATATCTGTCTACATGTCGTCAGTCGGGTCTGTCAGATACGCCGGATTGTTTCCCGAGCTACCAACATATCATAGCATACTACTTTTGGTCAACCATAAAAAAAGGGGGCCGAAGCCCCCTTAGTACTACATATTTATATGGGTTAGTTGATGAGAGGTGACTGCCAAAGATCACTATCCCATACAAATATTCTTACGCGCCCGGAGATCCGAAGATACCCAGTGGATCGGAAACGCCAAATGAATAGCGCTCACGAGCCTTGTAGCGAGCATTACCGGTATCGAAATCACCGTCCATCGCGGTAGCCATTGGGCTACGAACGAAGTGCTTCAGACCATTTGGAATATCAGTGGTCAGGAACCAAGCATCAGTGTCAGTCAGGTAGTGGTTTACTGCGTATCCACCGGGAACTGAACCGTTATTGTTGATGGCGTTGATGTCGTTATCAGCAGTGCCTACGCGACCTTCAGTTTCCA